ATTTACATATAACGAATTGATATTATTGATCGGAGCAAGAGACGCGGAAACGTCGTGAGTCGGAGAATCGACTTTGACGGTTCGCGTAAATAAGCCCATGCCCTAAGTCTAAGGTAGAGCCTTACACTTAGCCGACCATAATGTCCGTCTCTGTTTCCGGGCGTGTCGCGAAATGTGTAGCGAGCGCGGCGGCAACGCTGGCGCACACGGCAACACTTGACGCTCTTCTTCCTATGATCCAACCGCCGTCACCGTAGCGAAGTCGAACGGCGGATAAGACTTGCTTTGTAAATTCCGGATTCTTATTGTGAATGAGACGTTTTGACGTAATCGCTCCGAGAAACTCGTCACACGCCTGACCGTAGGCGGCTCCGTCCACGTCCATCACCGGAATTCCGGCTGGCTGTAATCGCGCGGCAACGGCGGCGGACGTGCGCTTGGAAAAGACGACGAATTCAATGGGATATTTTCTGGCATAGGGCGCGACGTCATTGGCGATGGCACGATCGTCAAGTGAGATGGGATTGTGCCATGTGTGAAGAAGCTTGACCGTAAATGTATCGTCGAAATTCTTTTGCGCGCCAACGAGAGCTCCATCGCGACGATCCGGTGAGAGATCAAGTCCGAGCCATGTCAATTTTTCCACGTCTAAGTCGGCTCCTTCGACGCCACATTCTTCCCATTCCTTCGCCGGGATTGCGCTCTGAATAGTGTGAACCCACCGACACAAGACTTCCGTCTGGACGACTTCCGGCGGATCATTGAGAACGGCGCGGATATTGTCGGCGTGAATTGTGTGACCGAGCGCCGGATTGCTTGCGATCCAGTTTTTCTCATCGTCTATCTTGTCACTATGGGCTGACCATTCGGCATAAAAGATATCGTCGTTCGCGCCAGCCGCCGAAGCCATTCCGCGTTCACGTAATCCGTTGAGAATGAGCGACGTATTTTCTCCGGCGTTTGAGAATGTCCAGAGTTGAGGATTTTTAGCCGCCATCATTGTATATCTCATCGCTGACCACGCTTCGGTATCGCGTAGCTCTCGCGTCTCGTCCATGTACACCGTCTCCGGCTTAGCGAATCCTCTCGAAGCCGCGTTCGCCGCCTTGACCACGTATCGGCAACCGTTGAGAAGCTGAATTTCCTCGCTACCGCCAGCCCACCGAACCTTCTTGACCTGTTTAGCTAGTGAATCATTTCCGTCGATGATATTGACGATGTGTTTGAACGTTTCGAGCGATGTCGTGAGCACGTGAGCGGATCCAAGCTGTAAAGGTTCCGACCATAGGAAGAGTCGCGTCACAATTTGGGCAAGCATGATCGTAGATTTTCCATTTTGACGAGCCGCCACGACCACCGCCACGGGAGCCGCCCACCGAGAATCGGGCTTATATTTCAAGCCATGCTCTAATGTCCAGCGTTGCCACGGCATGAGTTCGAGCCCGATGGACGTCGAAAAGTCAATGACTTCGTTACCGCGAGACGGTAAATCATTAAGCCGAGAATGGATTCTAGGCGTCGGAGAGCCGATAAGAAGCTGAGATGGCGGAGTAATTCCCTGATTGCCTATGGCTGGCTCTGATATGCCCTGTATAAGCCCTGTGGAGCCTTGTACGACCTTATTCATGACTTGTGCTCTCATTTTCCTGTGAATCTAGAAAAGGAAGAGTCAGAGGTTTCCTAGGCGTACCAAAAAAGCCACCTAATTTCGAACCTTTCGAGAAATTACACCTTTTACACAGAGTCAAGAGATTCCATTCGGAATCATCTCCGCCACGACTGATTGGGATTTGATGATCGATTGTAAGCTGTGAGCGTTCATCGTTGCCGCATTGTTGGCAAGCGTAACCATCTCTCATAAGGATACGTTCACGGATCTTCAACCATAAACGAGTGTTGCCGCCTTTGCTTCGAGTACTGGCGACCATTAGTAGGAACCGACCTTCTGGAATGTTGCCCACGCTAAGCATGGAGTGGAGTAACGATGGCGTATGTATTCTATGCCTATTCGGATCTGCCTACTTGGATCCTTCTCCTTCATACCTAAGATTTGTGGAATTCCCATAGCTGTTGATTTCTTATTGCGAGCCTTTGAGTTCCAATGACTCTCACTTGTCCAGAGTAGATCCAGACAATGAAACTCCTTAGCATTGAGTAGAAGAGTGTGGGCATAGAGTTTGAGGATCTCTACGTTATCGGCTTTCGCTGTTGGAATAGCGATGAAAGTAGTTGATATCAATATCGACAGAGATGTAGCGCTGTTGATAAGTATTTTATATTTAATCTTTTTAATCTTTTTCTTGTTATTTTCAAAGCTTGAAAAGATTGTTTTTAAGTATATCCAAGATGTAGCTCTATTTGTCAAGTACCACCGCCGGAATGTCGCGTTATCCACAAGCGTCGTCCAGAGCTGTAGATAACTCATTCGGACGATTCCAGTAAGACCACGCCCATCGTTCCGCATACGACGCATTGAAGCGTCTTGACATTAGGCGGAAGATTGTCGGTGACTATGCGCTCGATCTGTTTAGTGATCGCCTTACAAGCTCGACACGGCGCGGACAAGGTTTCCATATTGGCTCCCTAATAGATTCTCGATGGGATTGAGATTGTCTTGTGTGATCCACCATGAGTCTTGACCGACTCTGGCGTATCGCTTGACCTTAGCCATGCCCACCGGAATCCAACCTGCGATCCGATAGATGGGCGATTTGCCGGTGACCAGAATTGCCACGTCACCATCGCGATCATTGGGATACACGATGAGATGACCTTGATCGTATGACGTCCACTTGACTTCCAGACCGACGCCGACGTCGGCTTGGCGCTTGGCTTTGTTAATGGTGACGTCATAGTCAAGTCCGAAGTATCTGGCGACAACGAGTTCGGCTGTAAAGGATTCGGCTAGTTCGGCTATTCGCTCATGCGAGTTAAGCCGTGAGTTATAGCGCGGCTCACTACCTAGAATTCCGTCATGATTGAAATAGACGTGAAGAGCTTCTTGATGGATATACCACTCGTCGGCTTGGCTAATCATCGCGCGAGATGTTTTTCTAGACAGTCGGCACAGAACCACATGATTGATTCTTCGTCCGCGTGATTGATCCGGATTTTCTTTCCGCCGCCTTGCGGCTTCGATTCCAGACAGTCATCGCATATTGGCTCTACTCGTATGTATTCGTTGCCTTCAACGATAGAAACGACTTTGTTACCTCGACGAAATTCCACGTATCCCATTATTGTTTGATCCATTTCCCAGTCGGCGTCAAGTCATACCAGACCGCCGGACATTGTTTAGATCTGACCTTTTCGGAGCATGTGTATCCGTGATAGGGCTTATTGTTTTTCGGCGAGACGCCTTCTTTGAGGATCATGTGACCATGTGGACACAATGGCGCATGTTCGAAGATTTCACCGCCCATCGCGGATTCGATGTTTTCCAGAGCTTGTCCGAGTGTTGGAACGCTCTCTTCGTGAGCCGGAAATTTCGTATTCCAGAGATCGGGCTTTTCGATGTTAGCTTGTACGTCGGCGGCGCTTAGCCGTTCCACCTTCTCCATGTCTTGACGAGTCGGACGAGCTTGACTCGGCGTAAGAAGTCCAATGACGCGACCAATGGCAGAGGTGACGGCATTCTCCACCCAGAAGTGAAGATTAACGCCACGATCTGATCGTGCCTCAAATGCGTAGTCGATTGCCGATGGATTGAGATCCTCGTAAGTCTTATACGCTTCCGCCTTAATGAGAATATAACCTTTGACGACGTCGATGTCCTCGATGTATGAGATGAGTCGTCCGGTAGGGAATTCTTGATGGAATCGTGTAATTCGAGCATTGACGTCCTCGTATCCTTCTAGGAAGTTACTCATAGTTTTCCATTGTGTTGCTTACGTGACGACTAACCGAGCGACCGCGTGTGTAGCCTTGACGCTTGCCATCTTTGTATCCGATGGAATAAAAGCTGATTGCCGTACAGAATAAAGATAATCCGATAAGTAATAAAAACCATAGATCCATTTTTGCTCCCGTGGAAGCCTTGTCGTTGCTCCCGAATAGAGTTTGACCAGTAGCACCGACATAGTCAAGAACCTCGCTGGCGAGTCGGCGTGTCTAACCTTTAATGAGCAAGCTATAAATCTCGTCCACGCGCTTTTCGAGCCGATCAATAGAATCACGGAAAGAAGCTCCGCCATTCGGTTTGAGTTCTCGGACAATAGATCGGACGCCAGCGAAGAAAGCAACGAGAACGGTCGCCACGGCTCCGGCGATAGCGCCGATCTGTTGCCCGTCCATTATGAACCAATGCCGAAGCTTGAATCTTTCGGATTGAGATAACGGAGTGCGACTGGAAGAAGTGCCGCGACGCCGGAAGTAAGCATGGCTTCGTAATTTAATCCCTGAATTGAGTATGTAGCTAGTGCGGCGGCTAGGAATGACCTAAGCCATGACGCGCCGATTGCTTTAAGTTTAGTCATGAGAGCTCCTTCGGTGGCGGAATGATAGGCAACGCTCCCGTATGGTCATCATAGCGTGGACGTCCATAGCCACATATAAAGCTTTCCGGCGCATTGATTCGGCGTGTCTGGACAAGCACCATTCCGCCGTTGTTTTGTGATCCGGATTTGTCCGCCGTATTGCCTTCGATTGTCCAGACGCTCGATTTTCCTACACGAACGACAATTCCCACATGCTGGATATTGACCACTTTGTCGCGTGTAAAATCAAAGAATGCGAAATCGCCGACTTTAGGTTCCAAGTGCCATTGACCGAGTCTTTTGAAGCTTTCGGATCCGGCAACCGTTCCGACCACATTGGGAATCGATACGCCAGCGTCAAGAGCTATCGTGTTCAAGAATGATCCGCACCACGGCTTTCCGTTGGCTCCCATTCGCTGTCCGAATATCGTGACATTGTCCGGAATTTCCACATAGCCGATGTGCTTGATAGCTTCTTCAATAATTCGAGCAAGTGAACCTTTAGGCGCTTTCGTCATTATCCGATGAGAAGTCTTGCTTCATCGGCTGTTAATCCCAAGCGTTCCAAAAGTGCTTTACGTTGCGCTTCAATGGCTGGCGTTTGATCTATACCGACGTGGGCTCCTACGATTGTTTCCGCTTTAGCTTTGTCTTTCGTTGGAACGTTAAGCCATAGAACACCATCGCCATCAATAGACGGACGACCTGTAACGGCGACTCCTGCCGTTTCTAACTCTTCGACAAGCTGTGCGCCATTGAGTGATTTTGGCTGTGTAAATTGAATCATTGTTAGGCTCCTAAATACGAGGCTTGGAAAGTGGTCAATTCTGATCCACCATTAAGGTTTAATGCGCCGCCTGAATTTTGATAAGTTTGGAAGTACACATAATCTGTCGCATTAAGACTTACCACATAAGAAAGCAAAACGTTACATTCGCCACTTACTTGTAAATTCCCAGAATTGTAGGTCAAGAATACCGCCGCATTTTTGTAAAGATAAATTCCACGAATTCCCGTTGTATTTGAAGCATAAGTAATTTTGGCTGTAATTAAGTATTTGCCGCCTTTGCCAGCAGGAATTGTTATTCTTTCGGCATTTGTTGCCGTATCGTGAAATCCGTCGGTGTCGTAATTTTCGGAGTTAAAAGTGACCGTTGTGTCCGTTGCGTTTGTTATGGAAGCGTTTGCCGATTTATACAATGAGCAACCGACGAAAGTTGCGCCACCTGCCGACGGCGTTGCCCACGCTGGCGCACCTGCGACAACGGTGAGCACCTGTGAAGTGGATCCAATGCCGAGACGATTGTAAGTTCCTGAACCTGTTCCTTTAATTAAGTCGCCAGCCGTTGTTATTGTTGTCGCCATGTCGTTAGTGACGGTTACGGTTCCAGAAGTGCCACCGCCTGAAATACCTGTGCCAGCCGTGACGCCTGTGATGTCTCCCGGATTTGCGGCGATCCATGTGAAGTCCATGTCGGTATTAGAAGTTTTGGAAAGTACTTGACCAGTTGTTCCGCCTTTGAGCTCTGCCATTGTCGTATCGACGCCTTGACCGAACGTGTTGAAATCTGCCGGAAGATCGGTGACGAGATCGGTTGCCGTCGGCATAACCCAGCCGAAGTTAGTTGTTGGATTAGCCATTTTTTCTCCTTATGCCACGACTAGGGCGTGTTCCCAGTCAAGTGTAGGCGAGATAGTGTTCCATCTTTCGACGACACTCACGTCAAGCCACTTCATCGCACGAAGCGAATATGCGAATGGAGACATGATGAGAGTGAGCGAAAGTTCATTGTAGGAAGCTTGAAACCGCCAGCCTTCCACGAAGCCCTGAAAGGATCCGGAGTTCATGTTTATAGGTAAATCCATAAGGTTAATCGGAGCGCCCATGAAGATATTGATAAGAGAGTCACGATCGCCATTGTCAAGCTCTGGATTTGTCAATGCGAACGTTATGGATTGAAGAATTGCTTGTGGATAGGCGCGAAGTTCCAAGTAGAATGCCGCCTGACTTTCCGCGTCGGCTTGATGTTTGATTGTTGTCGTTACAATTTGAGCGAGATCTCCGTAGAGCTCGATTGAAACCGGATCCGTATCGCTGACTTCACTTGTGGAGTTTATGCCGTATTGAATCGTTATATCGTTTCGGACGTCTCCTGCTCTTGTCATGGTGGCGATTCCCGTACCGAGCGCCTGATTAGCTGTGAGATCTATAAAGCCATTCGCCGCCAGATATTGAGATCGGTGAGTTGAATCGGCATAGCTGATTTGACCTTGTGCGTTTTCGTAAATGTAACCGAATCCGGACGTAGCTAGTGCCGAAATTAAGTCATACATAACGACACGATTAGACGCACGTTGCGCCAGCTCATAATCTCCCGGCGTATCAATTTCTCCGAGCCCGGATTGCTCGGCGTTCGCCCACGTGACGGTCGGATCATAGGTCGCCCATGTGAGAGCTCCGGGAACCTCTTGCCAGTTATTGATAAGAAGATCGGTGAGGATTGTAAGGATCTGATTACCGTCGAAATCTTGTGTCAAGACTCCGTCTGTGAGTGCCTTTTGAAGCCTTGCGAGGGCTCCCAGAGCCGTGATGGTGACAGTTTGAGTAATTGCCACCGAGCCGACCTGTGACACGGTGACGCCAATATCGACGACTGATCCGCCGAAAATTGGCACGAACGTCGCGGAAGTATCTTGTAATTCGATGGTGAGCGAATCATTGATTTCGACAATGACGGCGGATAAATCAAGATTGATGAGCCGAACCGTGGCATATCCGGCCTGTGCTTGCGTGTAGATATTTGTGCGTCCGGACGTGATGTTGAGATCGGCAAGAATGACGTCTGTGTAAGCGATTGAGTTTATCTTAACGCGCCAGACTGGAGCCCAATTAGTCATTAGAATTGAGCAAGCTGTAAGTTATTAGCGCCACCGGTTCCACGGAAAAGAGAATTATTTAATGTGTCCACGATTGTTCGGGCTGTGCCTTCTGGATCAATAGAGCCGCTTACGTTGAGATTGATTACTGTGCCACCGATTGCCGCACCTGTAACGCCGACATTGGAAAAGTCCGGAAGCGTTCGTCCAAAATTGACCACCGAACCGCCCACGGCGGCTCCCGTCATTCCAAGCGATGAGAAGTCCGGAACCGGCGGAGCTATTGGAAATTTTTGTCCGTAACTGATTACTTGACCACCTACGACGGCTCCTGTAACGCCGACATTGGAAAAGTCCGGAACGTTAGTAATATCGTTAATTGTTCCGGTTCCGCCGACTGGAATTCCATTGACCGCCGATCCGCCGCCAGCTCCGGTTCCACTTGCTCCGGATCCAGTTGTTCCCGTTCCACCGCCACCGCCCGAAGTCGATGGAACGTTCATTGTCTGCGGCGTGACTGTTTTTACTTGTCCACGAATTGTTTCTTGCGTAGGCGTTTGATTGGGAACCTGCGTCAAGCCTTTCATCATGCTAGACGCGAGAGCTTGTGTCTCTGTCATTGATTTAGTCCAATTACGCGGATCAGAAAGAATTTTCAAAAGCGACAATGTGTATCCCAGAAATCCAATAAGATTTTCAAGTGCTCCGACAATGGTATCGATCCAGCCGATGAGTCTAGCTAAGCCCGAACCGGATCCAGTATTGTTCGGATCATTGAAAATTGTGAAAAGATTGCCGACCGATTTCGCTAATGACCTGAGAGTCTCGCCCATATTGAACGCCGCTAAGTCTGCTCCCGATAAACCTTTCTTTACTCCTTGATCGCCACTAAGTCCGGCGATAAGCGATGAAAATGCCGGAACGATTACGTCGTTAATGAAGTCGGTAAGTTTTCCAAGAGTAGGAAGAAGAGCTGTTCCAAGTGATTCTTTCGCTTCATCGAATCCGACTTTGATTCTTGCGATTTTTCCTGCGTAAGTCTCCGCGTTAGCGGCGGCGGCTCCGCCGAATGTTTTGGTAAGAGCTTGCGTTACTTGGTCGAAAGTCATCGTCTTTAATTCGGCGGCTGATAATCCTAGTCCGAGTTTTCCAAGCGCCGCCGTATTTCCATCGTAGGCTTTTCCTAGACTATTCGCGACGGCTTCTAATGGCTTTCCCGTTGATGTAGAAATGTCAAGAGCAAGACTGAGAAGATCTTGCGCCTTTGTGATGTCATTTGTTGAAAGTGTAAGACGTTGAAGAGCTGGACGAAGCTTGTCGTCTGCCGTTCCAGTTGCGAGAGACATTTTGAGAATCTGTGCCTCGACGGAAGCGATTTGATCTTCTGTCGCACCTGTTGAAGCTTTGAGAGCGTTGGCGAGTTTTAATTGCGCGGCTTCATCTTCGATGGCGGCTTTGACTCCGTCGATTGCTAGTTTTCCAGCATAGACAACCGCCGCCGCACCTGCCGCCGCGAATGCGAGTCCGGCTTTCTTTCCGAAGTCTGAGACTTTATCGCCGAAGCCTTGAACTTCACCTTGTCCGGCGTTGAGATTCTTTTTTAGATCGTCAATATCTGCGAGTATGGAGAGCTTTAACGTGCGAGAACCTGCCGCCATTATGACCACTCCTTCAATATCTTATCGAAAGCATTCTCCCACTTGTTGATGATCTCCGGCTGTATTGCGCGAAGTGTCGGATAGATGAACCAGCCCGTAGATCCGCGACCGGTTGAGCCTGACCAGACCGGGAATTGCTTGAATTTATTAGATCCGAACTCTGTGCCAGCCCATAGCATTTGAGTCGTTGCGCCACCGGAGAATCGTTGCGTTGCGAAGCCGAATGAAATCTCACCGATCTTTGATGACTTACTGACACGGGATCCATCTGCGATTCGACTTGCCACGGCTCCACGTCCGCCAGCTCTTTCTTTAATCTTGCCTTGTGCGAATTCCGCGATTGCGCCCGATTCTTGTTTAGCTTGATTTGTAGCTTCATCGTCCATCGCTTTTAAGACTTTTACGATAGCCATGAGATCACGCTTTTCGTAAGAGATTGCGTCACTCGCCATTCCGCTTCTCCAATACTTCGTGAGCCGTAAGGATCTGCTCCGCCGTTGTCCATTCGCTCATCGGTATTCCTGTCGCGATTGCTAACTCGACAAGGATCCGATTTAGACTTCCGACGGGATAGCTTTTGGGCTATCGGACTCGATCACAATGTCGGACACGGTTTCGCACCATACCTCGAAGCCTTTGACCGGCTTTCCGCCAGCTTCTCTCTTCATGGCATGGTAGGCAAGAAATAAGAGATCCGAAATCCCTATTCTTTCCTGCGCTTGCGAAATCGTGTATCCCGTCTTTGACTCCCACTTCGACCACTCCGGCGGTTGAGCCGTATAGGTTCCGAACTCTCCGGACATGTATTCGATTGTTATTGGTAGTTTCATCTTTGCTCCCGTTTCTGTTTGATTAGCTGATTGTTAGAACTGGCGTATCTGAGACGAGCATTGTCCAAGTATCGGTTTGTGCGTCTGGCGCTGTGCCACCTGCGTTCGGCGCTACTGGAAAGACATTGAACGCGAATGAAGCTCCGGTGGCGCTGACCATTACACAAGCAAGAGGAGTGTTCGGCGCTTGAAACGCTGTCCACATAGCCTCGAACAATGACGATGTAGCACCCCAGTCGGCGAGTAAGCCGAGAGTAAGAGTCCATTGATCGTCGATGTGCTTGTAAGCCTTGCCATCGAGTGTTTGATAGGTTGTAATGACTGGCGCGTTGCTAAGAACGGCGGAAGTCGTTTGTGCGTCGTAAGTTGTTGAAGCGATCGTCAAAGTGATCTGGCGACCTGTGACAATAGTTGTGGACATTTGTTGAGCTCCTTAATTGACTTGTGTGTAGTAGGTCGAGACTGACAGATCCGCGACGAGCAAGTTACTCGCACCGACTGAAGTAATTGTCGGACGTTGAACGTCGCCGACGACGTATCCCGTTGGCATAGCCGCGAGAATGCTGATGATGAGTTTTTCTAGATTGTCAAGAGCTCCGGCGTTGGAGTTATAGGCAACGGCGGCGCTGACGACGAAATTGATTTTAACTTTGACGGATCCGGATCCGATTAAGGTACTTTCGAGATAGGGCGAATCCGGAACAATGACACACGCTGGCGGAATGACAGTTTCCGGAACCGTCGAATAAACCGAAGCCGCGACACCTGCGAGAGCTGTTGCCAACGTTCCGCGAACGTCCGTGGCGATTGATGTAGCTGTCATTGTGCCATCGTGGAAACGTCCACGTAACTTCCTAAGAGCCCTATGACACGATTTTGGAGTGATCTTCCCATTCTGAATGGAGACGGTTGAAAATCAACGCCTTCGATTTGTCCGCCAGCCGCCGTCACACTCTGGAAAATTTCAACCGAAACGATAAGAATGCTTTGTTCGATGGCTTCTGTGCTTGCGTAAAGAGTTGCGGCGTTGGCTCCGGATAAGTAAGCAACGCCAGCCGGAATCACGTTTCGGAGAATAACGTCCGCGTTTGTTTTGTTGGCTGTAAAGACGAATGATCGTTCGAATGATGGAAAAGGCAGCGCCAAGAATTCGACGTTATTATTTGACGTTACCGTAATCGTTCCATTGAATAATGATGGAACGCAACCGGAAATAACGACGGATTGACCTTCGACGAAATGATGTGGGCGCTGAGTGATGTAGTAGGCGACATTGTTTGTAAGATAAACGCCAGCGACGGCGCTTTGATAAGCATTGAGTAATGGCAAGATTACTTGTTCGGCGCTGACGATAATGCCTTCGAGATATGCGTCCGAATAAAGAGAAACCGAAACGCCTAACACTTGGCGAAGCTGTGAAGCTGTGACAATGCTAGGCATTTCGGATCCCTTCGTCTGCTGGGCTAGATACGGGAGCGCACCTAGCCCATGATTAGTTTCTTCCTAGAATCAGGTTTGATTCCAGCATGCGCCGAATGGAATCTTCGGAGCGATTGCGCCGTAACCGTAGTAAAGAAGATCCACGGTTCCGTCGGATTGGATAGCTGTACGAAGTTGGAAACGTTGTGACTCGTACCATGTCCACGCGTCCGGATTGATGGCAACCATTGAGAAGTCTCCGGTGGAAGTTGTTCCGCCAGCGTTACCGATTGAACGGCTTACGTAGAGGTTAAGTCCGGGAGCGACATTTCCGCGAAGTGATTGTGCGCTTACTGATCCACCTGCGTTTTGAGGCTGTCCGGCTGTATAGATTGGACGCCCGTCTACATTGTAAGACATTAAATTCGCCCATTGTCCCGGAGATACTACGAGATTTTGCGCGAATCCAAGACTTGAACTATAAACGGCGGCGGCAGCTTCTGCTCCGTAGGCGAGAAATCCTGCGGCTGTATTAGCGTGAACGGCTGTTTGTTGTCCAGCTCCTTGAATTGTTCCCGTAGCGAACTCATCTGTGACTTTCGCATAAGCGAATTCGAGATTCTGAAGGAGCGCATTTATATAGCTGGGATCTGACCGGTCAATGAGTTCGACCGTGGAGATAGCACGTCCCTTAAATGACTGAACCGGAACCGAAATATAAGTCGCCGATAAAGAGGATTCTGTAACCGCCGCATTTTCTGCCACATTTGCGACACTAGGAACGGCTGTGACACGTGGCAATTCAAAAGTCATGCCGGTCGCGATAAGAGTTTCGCGAGATAGAGCGTCGATCATTCCGCGATCGTTATTGGCGAGTGCGTTGATGACTGTAGTGCTCTGGAATGTTGGGATCATGCCCGGAACTGTTGAAGTCGTGTTATCTGCCGCCATTACATATTGACGAGAATCTTCGTTATGTAGAACGTTAGCCTTCAAGTAGTGCTCTAGGTATTGCGCTTTGTTTGTAATCGGTGAACGTGGAGTCGTGTAAGCGACTGGAACGTGTCCGAGATTAACTGTTTTGGAAGCTTCAACCGTTTCGGTCGGAGCTTCTGGAACGGTTGGAGTGATTTCCATTTCTGTATCTCCTTGTTTTGTTGGGATTGTTTCTTCTGTTTCCGTTGCTCCCGTTTCGGAATCAGAATTTTCGTTTTCACTTGCCGCGACTGCCACACGTGCCGAATCTATGGCGGGCTCTGTTACGAGTGAGACTTCTTTGAGAGAACTTGCGCTGATTGTAAGAACGCCGTCAATGTTTTCGTATTTGTCGGCAATAACTCCCACGGAAAATCCGTCGCGAGCTCCTTGACTTGCTTCGATGAGTGCGTCATTTCCGGCTGTCGTTGGCAAGATACGAAACGTCGCGTCGATTCCTTCTGGCGTTGAATGGTAACTGGAAAGAAATCCGATTGGCGATTCTCTTTGATGTTCAAGTAATAATTTCGTCTTGTCGCCGAATGTGATGGAGTTAGGTAGGAAAGAAGTTTCTCCGGCGCTTGTGGATCCCATTTCATTCCATGTCACAATTCGACCGGAGATTTCACGTTTTGGAAAATCGGTAGCCGAAATCTTCATGGAGAAATTGACGGATACTGTTTCCAGTTTAGGTTTTTTCATAGCGCCATATCTTCTTTCTGTTTGATTTCATCGACTGTTAGTACACCGATACGATTAAGAATGTCGTACACTTGTGCGCGTTCCATAGCGGATCCGCGTAGAAAATCATCTAGATCAAAGCGGACGTCTTGTGAAGCCGGAACGAAATCATTCGGCATTCCCGTCATGGATAATCTTTCTTCTATACTCGTCATTATTGGGCGAAGCGAAAAATCGACGAGAGATTCCCTCTGGGAATTGACGTTCGAATATGTCATGCTCGATCCAGTTTCGGCGTCCACGTAAAAAGCCGGAATGCCCGTAGCTCTGGCGAGCTCGGTGGAAACGTAGGATCTCGCTTGATTGAGCTGTAATTTTTCGGGATCAAAGCCAAGAGTTTCCAACGTGACGTCCGCGTTAAGAAATGCGGTTCCGCGATTGCGACGAGCCGAACCCCACGATTCGAGAAGTTTCGCGATTCTGTCTGCCGGTAAAGCTGTGCCGTTAGATTTGAGCACCATTGTCGGAACCGGTTCACGCGCATACATTGTCGCCGCACGTTCCAATTCCGCGCCGGCGGAAATTGTGCGACCAGCTCTATTGAGTAAGCCTTCATCGTTTCCGTAGAAAACTGCCATAGCGCCGACGCCTTCATTCGGAACGGTGTATCCGTCCACGTAATAGCCTTCAATTTCTGTTCCGAGTGCGTTTGTTTTAATTGTGACACGCGCTGGATCAATTCTTTCGGCGGAACGAATGCGATATGTATCCGCATAAATTTCAAGAATGCGAAGATAACCGACACCGTGGAAAAGTAAATCTTCCGCGAGAAATGCGTAAGTAGCGGATCCGGGAATGCGTGGATCCGGTTGATTGATAACACGTGGCGGCGTTTCAACTTCTTTTCCGTCGGCTTTTGTTCGTACTTTCAACGGAATCGAAGCAACGGACGAGCAGATGATATTCCGAGCGCGAGCAACGGTTGGAACCGACATAGCTTCCGCGCGTGTAGCGACAAGACCAGCGTTAAAATTTACATATAACGAATTGATATTATTGATCGGAGCAAGAGACGCGGAAACGTCGTGAGTCGGAGAATCGACTTTGACGGTTCGCGTAAATAAGCCCATGCCCTAAGTCTAAGGTAGAGCCTTACAC